CCCGGTACAACTTAAACGTGCGTCTACGGTGTTTGTTCATTTTTTGTAGGCTTGGTCTACGTCCAATCGAGGTTTTATGATGTATGGGTTCGTGTGCAACTTTATTTAAAAAGTTTCCCTTTTTAGCCATGCTCTTCTTCGTCTAATTTGCTTGACTTAAACTGAGTATGTTCGTTGGCAATGACATATTTAATAACACCGTTTACTTTTTGCTCAAGATCATGACCACAATTTACACATCTGTATAAATATGGTTCAAAAGAAACAAGTAGAGTTTCTGATTTACACTCTGGGCATTGCCCTGTTACAATCTGTGATGTTAAATGTCCTATTCTAACCATGGTTTGTATACGACCTTACCATCTTCTCTCATGGCACGCAATGATTGGTTCCTATTTGCGTTAGTCGAATACGAACAATGTATCCATCCTGATGATGGTTCGTTGTCGCGGTAAAATTCTAATATTAATTGATCAAACTCTAATTCATTTTTTATCCACAATGCTAATTCTCTATTATCTACACCAGGTATTTCAAAGTCTGCTGCAGCTGCACCATCGTCTGCTACATGTTGGCTGGTAATTTTGCTACCTATCTCTGTGCAAAGCTGAGCACAACGGAAGCCGCTAGATATAATTAGTGGTCTATCAAAATGGGATCGCACTGGCTGTAGTATATTTATAGCTAGTGCTTTTAAGTTCTCAATCTGTTGTGGATTAGGATTATTGTTAATACCTTTTCTCTCCGCAATCTGAGACTTAGTTAACTCATCAAGAGTTATATTTGCTGTAAGTTTCATTATTATAGTATACTTAAAATTTTCTTACGATCCATGTATATTTCTGTTTTAGCCTTTACTTTTTTACAAGTAAATACAACTCTTTCTGGGTTTACCTCGTTCTGGGCAATCCTTTTGGACTTCAAACAATCAGATAATGAGTCTTTGTATACGTGCTCTATCATATTTCCGTTTAAAGTTAAGATTAGTGCAAATACAGTTTCTATCATACAGTTGTTTTACCTCTGTTTGGTCCACGTTTATATCTATATTTATGTGTGCCAGTTCCGTTTATTTCAACCTCTACTTTTAGATCTCTA